TTTATTTTTAGGAAGATTTTTATTACCAGCTTTGACAAAGTTTAGACCTGAAGCTGAGAAAGATAGATTTGAGAGAATGGCAGAGTATTATATGTCAGAGTATAACAAAGAGTTTAGATCCATATTAGAGGATGGTGTAAACTATGACTCTGATGCAGACTCTTCAATATCTGTAAATGAAAGAGAGCCTCTTCACGGATTTAGAAGATTAACTAGATAATGGCAGTAGACGTTCGTATAAAGTCTAACGTCAAATCTATACAAAAGAACTTTGACAAATTTTTTAATAGGTTTCCATCTATAACAAGAAAGGGCCTTGCTAGAGCTAGTTTTAGATTACAATCAATTATTAAAGAACTTACATCAAAAGAACAAGATTTTAGACGTAGAAGGTTTGCACCTTATAGTGATCAGTATTTAAAAAGGTTACAAAAAGAAGGGAAGTCTCAAAAAGTAGATTTATTTTTTTCAGGAAGAATGTTAGGATCTATTACAGGCAAAGTTAAATCTAGTAGAAAAGCATCTGTATTTTTTAACAATGCTGAGATGAGAACAAGAGCTTTATTTAACCAAGTCTTGAACGAACCTAAAAGAGAGTTTTTTGGTTTTGATAAAAGAACTGAAAAGATTATAAAAAAAGAGTTTGTTCAGTTTATGGAAAAAGAAATTAGAAAGATGAGAATATGAGTACTAGAGAGAATATAGCATCAAACATAGCTTCAACTATTAGTGGTATATCAAGTCCAAGTATTAAAAAGGTTACTAGACAACCCTTTGATATAGATGAGCTTTCTGACAAACAATATCCTGTTGTAATAGTACAAACTAGTGAAGAAACACGAGAAGATATTGAAATGGGTGAGGGTGCAAGAACCAGGCAAGGAACTATAGATTTTGTTTTATCAGGCTTTGTAAAAGGTGCAGAGGTCAACATTGATACAAAAAGAAATCAATTAATTACCGCTATTGAAACTGAATTAGAATCTGATATTACTAGAAATGGTAATGCACTTGATACAGAAGTCATATCTGTTGAAACTGACGAGGGGACTCTATTCCCTATTGGTGGGATCAGGATGACTATAAGATGTATTTATGTATTTGAATCAGGAACACCTTAAGGAGAGATATGGCTAGTATAGAAAAAAAATTAGAAAAAATAGAAAAAAAAATAGATGCTATTGAAAAATTGCATGATAAAGAATCTTTACTTTGTGAAGAAGTCAAAGACATCGTCAGTGAAATAAAAGAAGAATATGCAGAGGATGAAGAGTGGGAAGAAGAAGATGATGAGGAAGATGAAGAAGAGTTTGACGATGAGGAAGAAAACTAATATAAACAAATTAATCGGAGGAATATAAAATGGCAGTACATCATGGCAAAGAAGGTCAAGTTGCGATAGGCGGAACAGCAGTCGGTGAGTTGACATCATTCACATTGGAAACAACTGGGGATGTTGTAGAGTCGACTAAAATGGAAGATGGGGCAAAATCTTTTATAGCTGGTAGAACATCATTTTCTGGTACTTTAGAAATGCACTTTGATGAAACAGATAGTGGTCAAACACAATTAGTTTCAGGAGCAAGTGTAACTTTTAAATTATTACCTGAAGGATCATCTTCAGGAGACAGAAAATTTGAAGGAGCTGGTATAGTTACAGGAATGTCTGTAAACCAACCTTTAGATGGCGTTGTAGCAAGATCTGTAACGTTTCAAGGAACTGGTGCTTTAACAATCGGAACTGAATAATAATTTATGTCTATTCTAAATAGAGCTAAATCTCATTTTGAGAGTTTAGGTGTGCAATCTTTAGAGGTTGAAGAATGGCCAGACGATAGTGGTAAACCCACAATTATTTATTGGAATCCAATTACACTAGCAGAAAAAAAACGTTTATTTGAAAGATCAAGTAATATTAACGATGTTGGTTTATTAGCTGATATAGTTATTATGAAAGCTCTTGATAAGGATGGAAACAAAATATTCAAATCTGAAGATCGATTAGATATAATGCATAAAGTTGACTCTGATGTCCTTGCAAGAATATCTACATCAATGGTTCAATCTATCACTCCATACGACGCAAAAAAAAAGTAAATACTAGCCCTGAACTCCGCAATATGTTAGTAGTTGCGGATAGGCTTAAAATAACTTTAAAACAAGTTTTAGAAATGTCTGCTGAAGAATATAATACTTGGTTAGGTTATATGATGCTTGAACAAGAAGAATATAACAGGAATAGAAAAATATAATGGCTCAGAATCTAGTACTTAATATTTTAGCAAGAGATAAAACAAAACAGGCTCTAGCTGGAGTAAGAACAGGATTAAGTAATTTAAGGTCTGCGGTATTTTCAGTTCAATCAGCAATACTAGGTTTAGGCTCAGGTCTTGCAGTAAAATCAATTTTAGATGTAGGTTCTAATGTAGAACAACTTAGATTACGATTTGCCTTTCTATTTAAAGGAGTCCAGGAAGGTGATAAAGCATTTAAGGGCCTAATAGACTTTGCATCTAGAGTTCCATTTACTCTTGAAGAAATACAAGCTGGTGCTGGTAACCTTGCAGTTGTTACAAAGAATGCAGAGGAACTAAACGAGATATTACAGTTAACAGGAAACGTAGCATCGGTAACAGGATTAGATTTTAGAACTACTGCTGAACAAATACAAAGATCATTCTCTTCAGGTATTGGATCTGCTGACCTATTTAGAGAAAGAGGTGTTAGAGCTTTACTAGGATTTAAAGCTGGTGCAGAGGTAACAGTAGAGGATACCAAGAAAAGATTTAGAGAACTGTTTGGTGAGGGTGGTGAGTTTGAGAAAGCTACAGAAGTTTTATCTACTACATTTGCTGGAACATTATCTATGCTCTCAGATAAACTATTTAAGTTTAAATTAGAGACAGGCCAAGCTGGTTTCTTTGATTTTGTTAAACAAGGTTTAGTAGAGGTAAATAAAATTATTGAAAACAATGCAGAACTCATCGGTGTATTTGGTGCAAAATTATCAGCTGGATTGATAGAGGCATCTAAACAAGTTATTTTAGGATCAGCATTTATCATACAAGCTATAAAACCTGTTTTTTCATTTGTTGGATCTGCCTTAGTAAATTTATTTGATTTTATGAAAACATTACCTGAAGGTGTTAGAACGCTTGGTATTGTTGGTTTTTTGATGCTTGGAGGAAAAGGCAAACTTCTAGTTTTAGTTATAGGTGCAGTTATAGATAAAATAAGAGCTTTACTTGGAAAGGCACTAGAGGAGTTTGCAGAGTTTAATTTTAAAATAGCTGAAATAAGAAAAACCTTAAGACTTATATCTGATGAAGGTTTTAACGAAATATTACAACAAACAAATCAATTACTTGGTAAGGCAACAAATTTACAAAAACCTATAAAAGATTTTAGAAAAGAAGTTGAAAATACTAACAAAGGTTTAGATGGGACTATTGGTAAAATAGAAAAGTTTTTAAATACTTTAGAAGCAAAAGCACTTCTCTCAAAAAAACAAATAGAAGAAATATTATCAAAATTAAAAGGGTCAACAGATGAGACTGATAAAACTGCTTTAAATTTTACAAAGATTGCAGATACAGTTAAAAACCAAATTAAAAAAGATTTAGAATCTGTTAACGAGACTATTGGTAAATTTATATTAGGAGGTGTTAAATCATTTTCAAGAGCATTAGCTGAGTCAGTTGTTTTAGGAAAACAATTAAAAATGAGCTTTGAAGAAATTGCTAAAAAGTTCCTTGTTGATATTTTAGCGTTCACTATTCAAATAGTTATTCAAAAACAAATAGAAAAAATGTTATCTGATGGGGAAGTAAAAAATGAAGAAAAAATTACTGATGAAAAGAAAAAGCAACTTAAAATTCAAGGTATGATGATGATGATGTCAGGAAACCCTTTAGGTATTTTAGGATTTGCAAGTCCTGGTTTTGCACAAGGAGGTGCAGTTTCAAAAGGCAAACCTATTATGGTTGGTGAGAGAGGCCCTGAGATGTTTATACCAAATAGCACAGGTCAAATAACACAAAACGCTAGAGGTGGTATGGGTGGTGCAGTAAATGTAAACTTTACAATTAATACAATAGACTCAAGAGGTTTTGATCAGGCTTTAGTAGAAAATAGAGGAACAATAACATCTATTATAAACAATGCTTTAAGTGAAAAAGGTAGAGGAGCTTTAGTTTAATGTCAGGTGCATTTCCAATA